TAGGTTCAGAGAACTCAGATGGCTTGAGAGGTATATACCTTGATGGTTGTGTGATTGATGAGTACGCAAATGTAAACAGTAAGTTGTTTCCAGAAATAATAAGACCTGCACTATCAGATAGAAAAGGTTACTGCGTGTTTATTGGTACACCTGCTGGAATGAACAACAACTTCTATGAACTATACCAACACGCACAAGGAGCTGATGATTGGTTCAACTACAAGGCAAAAGCTAGTGAAACAAAAATTGTAGATGAAGAAGAGCTAGTCAAGGCAAAAGAGGTAATGGGAGATAAGAAGTACCAGCAAGAGTTTGAATGTGATTGGATCGCAAACATAGAAGGTGCAGTATATTCAGATGTGCTAACAAAAATGGAAGATCAAAAACAACTAACAAGAGTGCCATACGACCCATCATTACCTGTGTCTACAAGCTGGGATCTTGGAGTTTCAGATCATTCTGCAATAATATTTTTTCAACAGTTAGGTAGATCAGTAAACATTATTGATTACCATGAGGAACGAGGTCAAGGTTTACCACACTATGTGCAAATTATTAAAGATAAAGATTATGTTTACAAAGATCATTTTGCACCACATGACATTGAAGTTACAGATTTTAGTAATGGTAAGACCAGGAGAGAGGTCGCCTACCAATTAGGAGTTAGGTTTAAAGTCGTACCAAAAATTCCATTAGAAGATGGTATACACGCAACCACAATGACTTTACCTAGATGCTGGATTGATACTGACCATTGCAAAAAGTTAATAGATGCGTTAAGACATTACCACAGGAAGTACATTGATAAAAATAGAATGTTTAGATCAAAACCTGTACATGATTGGAGTTCACACGCTTGTGATGCTATGAGGTATTTAAGTGTAGGACTGCAAGAAATTAATGATAGACAAACTGCTCCACAAAGTGTAGCAGATAATGAATATAGGATTTTATAATTATGGGATTTCTAAAACCAAAAATGCCACCGCTACCACCAGTTCAACCTTTGCCTGAACCACCTAAAGCAGAACTTTCACAGGCAGAAAAAGACAAAATTGCGGCAGAGCAAAGAGCTATGGAAAGAAAAAGAAAAGGTAGAAAGTCTACAATTTTAACTGGACCACTTGGTGATGAAGAAAAAGTTGAAACAGAAAAGAAAACTTTATTAGGATATTAATGTTAGAGAAGATTAAAAAAATATTTAAAAAGAAACCAAAGGCAAAAGCGAAAGCAAAACCTAAAAAGGTAGAAGAAGTTTTAGTATTAGATGAAGATAAAACTTTTGAAAATGAAGTTAAAAAACCAGAAGTAAAAGCTAAACCAAAAGATACTAAAGAAACTAAATCATCATTAACATTTGGAGTATAATATGGGATCAGTAGTAGCAAAACCAATCGTTAAATTATTTAAACAAAAAGTACCAACACCTACTGCACCAGAAGTTTCACAAGCTACAGCAACTGATATGGATGGTTATGATGCAAGAAAGACTAAAGCAAGAGGTAGATCAACTACAATTTTAACAGGATCTGAAGGTGTAGAAGAACAAACATTAACATTAGGTAAGAAAAGTTTATTAGGAAAATAATGGCTCGAACAGATTTAACAAAAGGTTTATTATCTAGGTTTGAAAAACTTGAAAGTCAAAGACAAAACTGGGAAACACATTGGCAAGATGTTGCAGATTATATGCAACCAAGAAAAGCAGATGTAACTAAACAAAGAGCTAGAGGTGATAAAAGAATGGAACAAGTTTTTGATTCATCACCTATACAAGCAGTAGAATTATTAGCAGCATCTTTACATGGTATGCTAACAAACCCATCTACTCCTTGGTTTACTTTAAGATTTAAAGATGAAGAAGTTGATAATGAAGATGATGCAAAACTTTGGTTAGAGTCAGCAACTGATGTAATGTACACAGCATTTAACAGATCAAACTTTCAACAAGAAATATTTGAATTGTATCATGATCTTATTACTTTTGGTACAGCAGCAATGTTTATTGAAGAAGATAATGATGATTTAATTAAATTTTCAACAAGACATATTAATGAAGTATTTATTGCAGAAAATGACAAAGGAAGAATAGATACAATATTTAGAAAGTTTAAATTAAGTGCTAGATCATCATTACAAAAATTTGGTAATAAAGTGTCAAGTGAAATACAATCAAAAGCACAAAAGAATCCTTATGAAGAAATAGAAATATTACACGCAGTTTATCCAAGAACAGATTTTAATCCTAATAAAAAAGATAAACAAAATATGCCATTTGAATCTGTTTATTTAGAATTTAAAAATGGTAACGAATTATCTGTATCAGGTTTTAAAGAATTTCCATTTGTTGTACCAAGATACTTAAAAGCATCAAATGAAATCTATGGTAGATCACCTGCAATGACAGCATTGCCAGATGTTAAGATGTTAAATGAAATGTCAAAGACAACTATTAAAGCTGCACAGAAACAAGTAGACCCACCACTATTAGTTCCTGATGATGGATTTTTATTACCAGTTAGAACTGTACCAGGTGGATTAAATTTTTATAGATCAGGTACAAGAGATAGAATTGAACCATTAAACATTGGTGCAAATAATCCATTAGGTTTAAATATGGAGGATCAAAGACGAGATAGTATTAGAGCTGTGTTTTATGTAAATCAATTAATGATGCAACAAGGTCCACAAATGACAGCAACAGAGGTCATACAAAGAAACGAAGAAAAGATGAGATTGTTAGGACCAGTATTAGGTAGACTACAATCAGAATTATTAAAACCATTGATTGATAGAGTGTTTGCAATATTACTTCGTAACAATATGTTACCACAAGCTCCAGAATTTTTATCAGGTAGAGATATAGAAATAGAATATGTTTCACCACTTGCTAAAGCACAAAAGTCTACAGAACTACAATCTATTATGAGAGCAGTAGAAATATTAGGATCACTTGCAAATGTAGCACCAGTATTTGATTATGTTAATTTTGATAATCTTGTTAAACACTTGGCAGACATTGTTGGTGTGCCACAAAAATTATTAAAATCACAAAGTCAAGTAAATGCGGAAAGACAACAAGCAGCACAACAACAAGAACAAATGCAACAGATGCAACAACTACAACAAGTTGCTAAAGCAGGAAGAGATGTAGCACCACTAATGTAAAAGGTGATAGTCATGAAAGTGCATACATGGAAGGACAACGCAGCGTTCTTCTATTTATTAAATCAATGCTGCAAAAGGAAAATGAAAAAGGAAGATAACTATGTCAAGCGAACAGATAACACAGGAAACTGTGCCTGTAGAACAAAAGACAACTACAGAAACAGAAACACCAACAACACAACCAACTACTGAAACAAAACCAGAAGTTACTACAACAACCACTACGACAACATCATCTTGGAAAGATTCTATAAGCGAAGCATATAGAAATGATCCTAACATTGAAAAGTTTACAGAGATAGATGCGTTAGCAAAATCTTATATCAATGCTACAAAAATGATTGGTCAAGATAAAGTTGTTATCCCAACTAATAATTCTACAGAAGAAGCATGGAATGAAGTATATGATAAACTAGGTAGACCAGAGTCTGCTGATAAATATACTTTAGATGCAAAATCTGAAATAGTAAACTTTGATGATAATGCAATTAAATCTTTTGCAGAACAATCACATAAGCTAGGTTTAAATAATAAACAGGCTCAAGGTATCTTAGAGTTTTATAAAAATAATATGGAAGGTACTGCACAACAATCAAAGATAGATACTGAAACTGCTCAAGCTCAAGCTGAACAACAGTTAAGGCAAGAGTGGGGTAGAGATTTTGAGGGTAAAGTTAAACAAGCTGGTGCATTAGCAAAAGCTAATATTAATTCAGAAGTTTTAGATATGACTTTATCAAATGGTACAAGACTTGGAGATCATCCAGAGATTATAAAAGGTTTTGCAAAGATAGCAGATATGATGCAAGAAGATAAAATTGTTTCTACAGAATCTGAAAATGTAAATACAATGAAGGATATTGAATCTGAAATTGCTAGTATTATGAATGATAGAAATGGTCCTTATTATCATAAACAACACCCAGATCATGATAAAATGGTACAACAAGTATATACATTAAGAGAAATGTTAAATGCCAAAAAATAACAATCTAAATGATAAAGAAATTAGATTAAAAATATTGCGGTTGATTAAGGAGTTTGGTTCTGAATTACAGAAAAATAACCCCTTGCCAACCGCAGATATTTATTATAAGTGGATAAATGGTAAGACAATTCGAAAGAACCTTATTGACAAAAAGGAATAGACTCTAGTCTAAAAGACTTTAAATCCAAGAGATGCCTACTATTATTTAGTGGAGAACCTTTCTGATTATTTTAACTAACAATAATATGGAGAGACAAATATGTCATCAAATATAACTACAGCTTTTGTACAGCAGTATTCTGCTAATGTACAAATGCTATCTCAACAAATGGGATCGTTATTAAGAGACAAAGTCAGAGTTGAATCTGTGGTTGGAAAAAATGCTTTTTTTGACCAAGTTGGCTCAGTAACTGCTGTTGAAAAAACTAGCAGACATTCAGACACTCCACAAATAGACACACCTCATGCGAGAAGAAGAGTGTCTCTTGCGGATTATGAATTTGCTGATTTAATAGATCAACAAGACAAAGTTAGACTCTTAATAGATCCAACTTCATCTTATGCTCAAGCTGCTGCTATGGCAATGGGAAGAGCAATAGATGATGTGATCATAACTGCTGCACTAGGTACTGCGTACACTGGTGAAACAGGATCAACTAGCACAGCTAATGCGAATACAATCGCACATGGTTCTGGTGGTTTAACTATCGCTAAGTTAAGAACTGCAAAACAGACTCTTGATTTAAACGATGTAGATCCTTCAATTCCTAGACACATAATCGTGTCTCCGAAACAGATCACTGATCTTTTAGGAACAACTGAGGTTACAAGTTCTGACTTCAACACTGTCAAAGCATTGGCAAATGGTGAAGTAAACTCGTTTCTTGGTTTTAATTTCATTGTATCAAACAGACTTTCATTATCTAGCACAACTAGATCATGTATAGCTTTTGCACAAGATGGAATCGCTTTAGGTATTGGCAAAGATGTTAATGCTAGAATAGACGAAAGAAGCGACAAGTCTTATGCTACTCAAGTGTACTACTGCATGAGCATTGGTGCTACTAGAATGGAAGAAGATAAAGTTGTTGAAGTACAATGTACAGAATCGTAATAGGAGGAATATATGGCGAATGTTAATACAGATCTTGTTACAAATTTTGTAGCAACTCCGCAGGTCAAAAATGATTCTCAACAGTTACATGGCGTTAAGCGTGTAGCTCAAGGAACTATTGCTTTGGCTTCTGGAGATTTATCATCTAGTGATACAGTTATGTTAGCTCCAATTCCAACTAATGCTAGTATTACATCAATCAAATTGTTTAATGACGATTTAGATTCTGGAACTACTAACACTTGCGATGTTGGATTGTATACAACAGCTATTGCTGCGGTAGACGATGACGCTTATGCTTCTGCAATTACAGACCTTAGAGGTGCTGTAACAACAGGAACTGAAGTAGCGTTTGAAGCTAGAAACATCAATACTATGGGTCAAAAAGTTTGGGAAGATGCAGGACAATCTTCTGATCCTGGTGGTTACTACTACGTTGGATTAACTTTTGATGCAGCAGGTGATACTGCTGGTGATTTAAGTTTTATAATCGAATATGTTGTAGACTAATCAATAGATATTAGGTGGGGAGTAATCCCCACCTTTTTATGAAGAAAATTCAAAATTTAAAAACTGTACTACATTTTAAAAAAAAGGATTATGTGTACAGATATGTTTTGGTAGACAGATTTAAACATACTTCTAAGTATCATTATGGATTTGATGCCAAAGAAGAGAGAACAGAAGAAGAAATTTTTGCTTTAGAAAAAGATAGACATATAAGGCGAAAATATATAATAAGGAAATAGTATGGCATCAGTAGTAGATATTTGTAATGGAGCATTAAATCAATTAGGTGCATCAACTATCCTTTCATTAACAGAAGATTCAAAAAACGCTAGACTTTGCAATTCAAGATATACACAAGTAAGAGATAGTATATTTAGATCACATCCATGGAATTGCTTACAAAAAAGAGTAGAACTAGCAGCAGATACTGATGCTCCTGCATGGGGTTTTAGTTATGCTTATACTTTACCAGCAGATTGTTTAAGATTACTTAGAATTTTAGATTATGATTCAAACTACAAAGTAGAAGGTAGAAAAATTTTAAGTAATACTTCTACTATGAAAATATTATATATTGGTAGGATTACTGATCCCAATGAGTATGATGAATTATTAAGAGAAACTTTATCTGCTGCTCTAGGAGCTGATATTGCTTTTGCAGTTACATCAAATAATCAAACAGCAAAAAATATGTATAATTTATTTAGAGATAAATTAACAGATGCTAGATTTGTAGATTCAACAGAAGGTCAAAATATAGATCAAGACCTAGGTATGTCAGATCAAGTAGATGCAGGTACATTTATAAATTCAAGGTTTTAATAAATGGCTAGGGTAGCTGTAGAATTAACAAACTTTACTAGCGGTGAGCTGTCGCCAAGATTAGATGGTAGAACTGATCTAACTAAATATACATCTGGTTGCTCAACCTTAGAAAATTTAGTTGTCTATCCACATGGTAGTGCAGCTCGTAGACCAGGTTCTACATTTGTAGCAGAAGTAGCTGATAGCGATAACAAAACAAGATTAATTCCTTTTGAATTTTCAACAACACAAACTTATATGCTTGAGTTCTCAAACTTAAAAATGAGAGTGTATAAAGATAGTGGTGCTGTATTAGAAGGAGATAAAACTATATCTGGAATTACTGCTGCCAATCCTGCTGTCGTAACTGCTACATCACATGGTTATGAAAATGGTGATGAAGTATTGATTAGTGGTGTTTCTGGTATGACAGAAGTTAATGGTAAAAGATTTTTAGTTGCAGATAAAACAACAAACACATTTGAACTACAAGATAAAGATGGAGTAGATATAAACAGTTCAGGATATACTGCTTATAGTTCTGGTGGTGTAGCTAATAAAGTTTTTGAATTAACAACACCTTATACTACTGCACAACTTTTTGATTTAAAATTTGCACAGAGTGCTGATGTTATGTACATCACACATCCTTCACACGAAGTAGAAAAATTATCTCGTACTGCTCATACTACTTGGACTTTGACAGATGTAGATTTTACCAAAGGACCAATGCAAGATGCTAACACAACTGACACAACTTTAAATCCAGGTCAATCAGCAGTAGGTACAGGTATAGCTTTAGTTGCTTCTGCGGTTACTGGTATTAATGGTGGCTCTGGTTTTCAATCAACAGATGTTGGAAGATTTGTTTATTTAAGTGGAGGTTATGCAAAAATAACTGCTGTTACAGATACAACCAATGCAACCATTACAATTATTACAGCTTTAGATAGTGCTAGTGCTACAGCTAATTGGCAACTAGGAGCTTTCTCTGACACAACAGGTCATCCTTCAAGTGTAACTTTTTTTGAACAAAGATTAGTTTTTGCAGGAACAACTGATCAACCACAAACAATATTTTTTTCAAAGTCTGGTGATTATGAAAACATGGATGCAAACATTGGTGGAACTGTGGCAGATGATGATGCAATTATTTATACAATCGCATCTAATCAAGTTAATGCTATCAGATTTATGACAGCAACTAGAACTTTAATTATTGGTACAGCAGGTGGTGAATTTACTGTATCAGGAGGTGGTACAGATTCTGCTATTACACCAACTAACATATTAATTAAAAAACAATCTAACCATGGCTCGGCAAATGTAGATGCTATAGCTGTAGGTAACGCAACATTATTCTTACAAAGAGCTAAAAGAAAAATTAGAGAACTAGCATATAACTTTGATGTAGATGGTTATATTGCTCCTGATATGACTATCCTTGCTGAACACGTTACTGAAAGTGGTTTAACACAGATTGCATATCAACAAGAACCTAATCAAATTGTTTATGGAGTAAGAGGAGATGGTGAATTAGTAGGATTAACTTATCAAAGAGAACAACAAGTAACCGCTTGGCATAGACATATTTTTGGTGGTAGATTTGGTAATGCTACTATTACAGTTACTGATTATGCAAACATAGCAAATGGTACAAGAATAGTTTTAACAAAAGCAGATGGCACAACTACAACCTTTACTTCTGCTACATCTTCTACAACTGGTAAGTTTCATACAACAACAAGTAATAATCAAACAGCAACAAATTTAAAAACATTAATAGATGCTGACTCTGATTTTACAGCAACAGTTAGTAGTAATGTAGTTACAATTACAGAAACATCACCATTGTCTACAGGATTTTTAACTATTACATCTTTAGATGATTCTACTCGATTAGCAAAAACTGACGAAGGTAAAGCAGTATGTGAAAGTGTTGCAGTTATTCCAACTGACGATACTGAATATCAAGTTTATGTAATTGTTAAAAGAACAATCAATGGTGCAACTAGAAGATTTGTAGAAATATTAAATGTATTTGATTTTGATGAAACAGATAATACATCATTTAATTTTTTAGATAGTGCATTAAGTTATAGCGGTAGTGCTGCAAGTACAATTTCTGGATTAGATCATCTTGAAGGACAAACAGTTTCTATATTAGCAGATGGTGCAACACATCCAGATAAAACTGTTAGTTCTGGTAGTGTAACTTTAGATCGTTCTGTAATAAATGCTAAAATAGGATTAGCTTATACATCTTTATTAAAAACTATGAGATTAAATGCTGGTTCACAGAATGGTACATCTCAAGGTAAGACAAAAAGAATATATGATATAACAGTTAGAATGTTTGAAACAATAGGTGTAGAAGTAGGACCTGATCTTTCAAATATGGAAAGAATACCATTTAGAAGTTCTGCTGATTTAATGGATGAAGGTATATCACCATTTACAGGAGATAAAGAAGTAGAATTTAGAGGAAACTATGAAACAGATGGTTTTATATTTGTTAGGCAAAGACAACCTTTACCTTTTACAATTTTATCGTTATACCCAAGATTAACTACAAATGATGGATAATATGTTATATATAGTACCTTACACTGCTGAACATGGAAAATTTATTCTATCATGTCAAATGAATCATAAACTTATGGATAAAGATGCACAATATGAAGGAGATGCTATGAACCTTGTGCAAGACCACTTATCTTTTACAGGATTAGTAAATGACAAACCTATCTTTGCTGCTGGTATGAAAATGATTTGGGGTCAAGTTGCAGAAGGTTGGGTCATTGCAACACAAGATGTTTGGCAACATCCTATTGGTGTAGCAAAGGCAATTAAAAAAGATTTTGCTAGAGTTGCAAGAAAGTATAATATTAAAAGAGTTCAAACTGCTGTAAGATCAGATTTTGACAAAGGTATAAGATTTGCAGAATGGTTAGGATTAAAAAACGAAGGATTAATGAAACACTATGGTTTTGATGGTTCAGACCAATACAGATATGCGAGGATATTCTAATGGGATGGGGAACTGCTTTAGTAGGTGCGTTAGGTGTAGCACAATATCAACAACAAAGTGCGATTGGAAAATATAATCAAGCTGTTGCTAATAGAGAATCTGAAGTATTAAAAGTTCAAGCAGATGCAATAGAAAAGAAAAAAGAATTTGATATTGCACAGTTTGATAAAGAGTTTCAAAAAGTAGAAGGTCAAACAAAAGTAGCACTTGCAAAATCTGGCGTGGTTCAAGGAACAGGTACAGCATATAGAATTGAAATGGCAAATGCTATGGAAGCAGAATTACAAAAACAACTCATTGCATATAATGCTAAAGTTCAAGCCGATAAAAAATTAGAAGAAGCAAAATTTGCAATCATTAGAGGAAACATTGCACAGCAAAATGCTAAACTTGCACAAATTAATACGATTGCTTCTACTGGAACAAGTTTGTTAGTAATGAGTAAAGGAACATCATAATGCCAAAAATACCTATTTTTGAAGCTAAAGGAACTATTACAACTGATGTAGGTGTAACTAAAACTGGTGTACAAGTTCCTTTATCACAAACTATTGGTACAGCACTTGCACCTATAACTAAAGCTGTAGCTAATCATGCTATTAAAGAAAAAAATTTTGAAAACAAAACAGAAGCATTAAAATTAGAAAATAAAGCATTGTTAGAATTAGTAGATGTTTTTGAAGAAGCTGGAAGATTAGATAATAAAGATCAAGCATTTAGTATTATTCAAAATAAATCTGAAATTATAAAAAATAAATATAAAGATAAAGCATCTAATAAACATGTTTTAACAATGTTTAATAATAATTTTTATGCTGAAGTACAAAAAGGAATATTTAAAGTTAATAAAAAAGTATCTGCAAATATCATACAATCTTTAGATCAACAAGTTGCAACAAAAAAAAATAGATTATTAACTGACGCATACTTAAATGATAATCCACTTGCTTTTAAACTCATAGGATCAGAACTAGAAAAACTTTATAAAGAAAATTATGAAGGTAGAATTGATGATGATGAATATAACAGATTAATTGCAAATATACCTGCTGAATTACAAATATTTGAAGTCAATCAATTAATTACAAAAGATCCACTATCAGCAATACAAAGATTAAGAGATCCAGACCAATTTAAAGATTTACAACTAAAAGATAGAATATCTTTAGAAAGAGAAGCATTGTTATCTTACAGACCTATTTTAAAAGATAACATGACAAATTATTTAGTAGCATTAGAAAATGGTGAAAAAATACCATTAGATCAAAATGCTGTTAAAGAAATTTTTGGTAACACTGCATATCAAGATTTTAAACAAACTGAAAAAAACATTATTAATTATAGTGCATACAAAGTTAATTTATACAATTCTAAAGTTGGAGATGAAAGATCAGTAGTAGAATCTTTTCCTTTAACTGATGAAAATTATGCAGAAGATTTAAAATATAAACAAAAACTTATAAATGAATTAACTAAAAAAGATGAGTTAATTGCAAAAGATTCTGCAAGATTAGTTTTAACTTATAATTCTGAAGTAAGAGCTGCTTATGATGAATTTAACAATGAAACTAACGAAACTATAAAAGCTCAAAAATTTTCTAAATATGTTAATATGGTTTATCAAGCTCAAGTAGATATGGGTATTGATTCAGATCTAATTAAAATTATTCCACAAAGTCAAGCAGCAGATATTGTTAAAGATTACAACTCAAGAAGTGCTAATGAAAAGATAGGTTATCTACAAGCATTAGAAGAACAGTATGGTGAGTATTATGGTAAAGTATTAATGCAATTATCAGAAAATGGTTTACCTGTTACTGCTAAATTAGTTTCTTATTTCAATGATGAAAAATTTGCTTTAGCATCTTTATCCATAGATACCAAAGAAGAAAAAGATATTCTAAAAAATTTTTTAAAAGGCACAGATGAAACATTTAGTAGTGTACAAAAAAAAGTTGCTGATGACATAGAAGAATTTAGACAAAAAGTTTTATTAGGAAATCCTTACAATACATCTAAAGCAAATAAAGAACTAGATCAAATTACAGAAGTTTTAACATACATGGCTATTAATGAAATGAGTAGAGGAACAGATATTAATGATGCTGTGGGTTTTGCTACTGATTTTATTAATAATAATTTTGTAATGGAAGATAGTTACTTTATTCCAAGAATATATAACAACGAACCTTTAGGTTCTGGTCAAGTAGAATTTGTAGCTAAAAAAGCAAATGTAATTAAAAATCACTATTTAGAAGCATTTGATATGGAGACATTCAGATCAACTAATCCAGATGTACCAGAAGAAGAATTAAATTCATCCATGATAGAACAAGCTAAAAAAAATGGCGTTTGGTTAAATACAGCAGATGGTAATGGTTTAGTTTTTGCTATTAAGTTTTTTGATGGCACTTATGGTTTGATACAAAACAAAGAAGGAAAATTATTAAGATTTAATTTTGATGATGATTCTTATGTATTACCAGGCACAAATATTGTGATGGATAAATTAACTAAAAAAGATGAAGAACCACCATCTCCTTAATTATGGCTAATATTGGATTCGGACTACAAACTGATCAAAACGCACCTGAAAGAGGTTATGATTTATTTAAAACCAGTTTAGGTGAAACACTTTCCACGACTGCTGCAGATGCTTGGAAATATAATCCTGTATCGTCTATATGGAGACTTGCAGAATTAGAAGGTAATAGAAATAAAGATGATGATGAACCTTTAATTGACAGACAAATTTTAAACGAAAAATATGGTAGTCTTGGTTTGTTTTTTGAACAAGATGAAAAACAATCAACTGTAGAAATTTTAGTAGAAAGAAAAAAAGAAGAAAGAGAAAGACAAAGTATTATTAATAGAGGACCACAAGGTTTATCGGTAGGTGCTGCAAAACTTGCTACTTCATTTGTAGCTAGTGCATTAGACCCAATAAATCTTGTTGCAGCTTTTATTCCTATTGTAGGTCAATCTAATTTTGCACGATTAGTTGCAAGATATGGATTTACAAGAGCTAGACTAGCAAAAGGTGCAATTGAAGGAACAGTAGGTACTGCATTAGTTGAACCTATTGTTTTAACTGCTGCACAAAAAGAACAATCTGATTATGATTTAGTAGATAGTTTTATTGCTGTTAGTTTTGGAACTATATTAGGAGGTGGATTACATGTTGGTGCAGGTAAATTAAAAGATTTTGTAAAAAGAAGAAAGTTTGAAAGAAAAGTAAATGAAGCTAGAGAAAAAGCTGGTATTACTGATGGTGAGACACCTGAATGGAATCCTTATAAAGAATATTATGGAGAAAATGCAAGAATTATGAAAGAACTTGCAGAGACATCACCAGAAACAAGAGCTGCATTATTACAAAGAGCATTAACAGATTTAATAGAAGATAATCCTGTTAATGTAAAACCTATGGCAGATCTTGATCCAAAATTAAGAGAAGCACAAATAAATCAAAATGTTCCTGCAAAAGAAAGAGTTAATGTCAATCAAAAAGATGACAACATAAAAGGTATTGATAAAAGAGTTACTGATGAAAATTCTGGTAATACTATTGTTAAAAATCCTGACCAAAGAGAACTTAATAATTTTGAAGCATCTGGTAAATCTAAAAGTTTAGAATCTAAAAATTTAGATCAAGAGAATGTAGATTTAGAAAGTCAACTTAATATTTTAAAAGACAGACAAAAAGGATTAGATATTGAGGACAGTGTAGAAATACAAACATCTAAAAAAGCAGTAGATGAATTTAACCAAAAAAATAAAGAAATTAAAGATGCAATTAAAGATGGTATTAATTGTGTAACTAAAAGGTAGTTATGGCAGAAGATAAATGTTTGGCACAGATACGAGAGACTCTTAAAAGATCATCTATAGAAACAACTAAAGCTGAAGATATTTTAAGTGAAATTAAAAAAGCACAAAGAGAGGTTGATGTTAATAATTTAGATGATGCTATTATAAGTGATTTAACTGAAAAAGTATTAAAACAACAAGAGATACAAACTAAAATTAACCAAAGAAATAATTTAGAAAACGAAATAAAAATTAGAAATACAGTTGAATATGTAGTGGATCAATTTAGTAATGATCCTGTAGAAGGTTTGACAGCAGTATTGGTTGGTTCTAATTTACAGAAACAAGGATCACGATCATCAGTTGCTCTTGCTCAACTATCCAAATATAGACAAATTGCTACAGCTTTTTCAGAAAAACTTCGACAAAAAAATTTAACAACTTTATTTGCAAATGCAAATTCTGATATTGATAGAAGAATTGCTAGAACTATTTGGGAGTTAGGTGAAGGTAAAACAATAACAGAAAAAAATAAAGAAATTGTAGAACTATCAAAAATAATACATGAGTTTTCTGAAACTTTAAGATTAGAATATAATAAATATGGTGCAAACATTGGTAAGTTACCTGGTTGGATTGTAAGACAATCTCACGATCCTTTTCAGTTAAGAAATGCAATGGATGTTTTAAATTTAAAAAATAATAAAAATATTAAAGAAATAAATGGTTCTGCTGAAAGAAATTTAGAAGCATGGAAATCGTATATAAAAACTAAACTTGATGAACGAACTTTTGAAGGAGTAGCTGACAAAGATCGAGATCAATTCTTAACTTATGCTTATAATTCTTTAATAAGAAACGAACATCAAATTGCAGAAGGTTCTGGTGGTCATTATGGAAGTAGAGATTTAACATCAAAACTAAATGCAAAAAGAGTATTACATTTTAAAACTGCAGATGATTGGTTTGATTACAATTCACATTTTGGTGGTGGTAATTTAAGAGAATCTTTATTTGCAGGTTTTAACTATGCTGGAAGAAACATTGGTTTGATGAGTACATTAGGTACAAAACCAAAAGCAAGTTTTGAAAAAATTGGTAGATTAGTAGAACGACATTTTATTAATAAAGGTGAGCAAGGTAAGGCACAAAAAGTTGGAGATTATCTTAAAATTCAAGGTAGGTACGAAAGACATTTTGCAGAAGTAGATGGATCGGTAAATTCTATAAATAGTTTTTCTGGTGCAAGATGGAGTGGTATTACAAGATCTATTTTATCAATGGCTAAACTAGGAGGTGCTGTTATTTCTGCTATGGCAGATATTCATTTATATGGTCGAGAATTGAAATATCAAGGTAGATCATATTTAGGTGGTGTTGCTGAAGCTATGACACGATTAGCTAAAGTTAAAAATTCTAAAGCTAAACAAGAAATAGCAGAACAACTTGGATTTATGGCAGATAATATTATTTATGATTTAGCTGCAAGATATTCTGTAGGTGATACTTTAAATAGATCTTTTACAAAATTACAAAGAACTTTTTTTAAATTAAATTTATTACAATGGTGGACTAACTCTTTAAAAGAAGGAGCAATGTTAGGTATGGGTAATTATGTTGCAAAACAAAGAAACATAGCTTTTAAAAATTTAGATTTTAAATTTAAGAGATTAATTGAACATTTTGGTATTAATGAAAAAATATGGAACACGATTAGAAAAATGGATGTTGAAAGAGCAGATGATGGTAAAGAATTTTTTTCGGTAAGACAAATAGATAATTTATCTGATGATGCTATCAAATCTTTAGCTGGATTAAAAACAATGTCAAAAAGACAAATAGATATTTTTAGAGATAACTTAAAAACAAAAGTTATGGGTATGTTTTTAGATAGATCTACTTACGCAGTTATAGAACCAGATGCTAGAACAAGATCTTTTATGAAAGGTGGTTTACATGCAGGAACTTTTTGGGGTGAAGCAGCAAGATTTATGTTTCAATTTAAAGCATTTCCTTTAGCTATTATACAAAAAGTTATGGGAAGAGAAATAGCATCATTAAAAGCTGGTAGAAAATTAGAATCATTTTTCGGTATAGTAAATTTAATTATAGGTTCTTCAATATTTGGTTATATATCTATGACAGCAAAAGATTTATTAAAAGGTAAAAGTCCAAAAGATCCAACAAAAAAAGCTACATTTTTTGCTTCTATGTTACAAGGAGGTGGTCTTGGTATTTATGGTGATTTTTTATTTAGTAAAAGTTTTAGTGGTTTAGACGTTTTAGCAACAATGACTGGTCCTGCTGCAACTGAATTTGCTAAAGCTGCTAATGCTTTAAGATATGCAGTTCAAGGTGAACCATCAAAAGCAGGAAAACAAGCATACAAATCTATTGTAAATAATATACCATTTTTAAATTTATTTTACTTAAAAACTGCCTTTGATTATGCTATAGGTTATCAAATGTTGGAAACACTTTCTCCAGGATCTTTAAGAAGGATGGAAAAGAAAATGAAGAAAGATACAGGTCAAGAATTTTTATTGACTAAACCATCAACTTTATTTAAAGGATTTAGATAATATGACAATATCTTCAACTACAGTAAAAAATTCCTATTCAGGTAATTCAAGCACAACAGCTTTTGCCTATACCTTTAAGATTTTTGCGGACACAGATTTACAAGTAATTATCAGATCCTCTACAGGAACTGAGACAACCAAAACTCTAACCACGCACTACACAGTATCTGGTGCTGGAGATGCGTCAGGTGGTAATGTTACATTTACATCTGGGAATACTCCTGCAACTGGTGAAACAGTTGTTATTAGAAGAGGTGTTCCGCAAACTCAGGCAATAGATTATATTGCCAATGATCCATTCCCTGCGGAATCTCATGAAGAGGGTTTGGATCGTGCAACTATGACTATCCAACAGATGCAAGAGGAATTAGATAGATCGTTTAAAGTTTCAAGAACAAATACAATTACTACACCAGAATTTACAGATGATGCTACGACTAGAGCATCTAAAACTTTAGGATTTGATAGCGATGGCAATCTAACGACAGTAAGTGATTTTTTACCTGCTGGTGGAGACTCTGCTCAATTTACATATTCGACAACAACATCAGACGCTGACCCAGGATCAGGAATTTTTAGATTAAACAATGCAACAGTTTCTAGTGCAACTGAAATGTACATTGATGATTTAGAAGCTAATGGAACAGATGTTTCTGCTTGGGTACAAAGTTGGGATGATGTAAGTGGTAATGATACCAATAGAGGAAGAATAAGAATTTCAAAAGCAAATACTTTAGATACTTGGATGGTATTTAAAGTAAGTGGAAGTATTACAGATGCAAGTGGTTATTCAAAAATAACTTTAGTTCATATTGATAGTGCTGGTACTTTTGCTAATGAAGATAAAGTATTTATATCTTTTGTAGCATCTGGAGAAGATGGTGCAATACCTGGTTATTATTATAAATTTGCAACATCAACGACAGACAGCGACCCTGGAGGCGGATATTTAAGATTTAATAATGGCACTTATGCTTCTGCTACAGCAATCTACATTGATGATGCTGATGCAAATGGATCAACAACACAAGCGGATACGATTACATGGGATGATTCGACCTCTACAATTAAAGGTTATCTTCACATAGTAGATATTAACGACAGTTCAACATACGCAAGATTTTCCATAACTGGTAGCTCTACTGATGCTAGTGGTTATAATAAATTAGCGGTTACTCATTTAGTTTCTAACAATACTTTTTCAGCAGATGACGAATTATCAGTTCACTTTACAAGAGTTGGCGATAAAGGTGATACTGGAGCAACTGGTTCTACTGGAAGCACAGGATCAACTGGTTCAACTGGAGCAAGTGGAACTAACTCACAACTTTCAATGACTTGGAGTTCATCAACGAGTGATGCTGATCCAGGTGCAGGTAAAATAGCTTTTAATCATGGTACTGTTGGTTCAGTTTCAATTTTATATGTAGATGATGCAGATGACGCATCTGCTGACATTTCTGGTTTCGTTCAATCTTGGGATGATGTATCTAATTCAACAGCAAGAGGATATGTTACTGTTACTAAAGAAGGAACAGCATCAACTTACGCTGTTTTTAAAGTTTCTGGTGCTGTAACAGATGCTTCTGGCTATACAAAAGTTCCAGTAACTCATGTTGTGTCTAATGGATCATTTTCAAATACTGATGGAGTGGGAGTTCACTTTACACCTTCTGGAGCTGATGGAACTGGAGATATGTCGGACTTAGTTGATGATACTTCTCCTCAACTTGGTGGAAATTTAGATACCAACTCACATAATATAATAATTGATGATGCACATTATATTTCTGATGAAAACAATAATGAACAAATTATATTTCAAACAACTGCATCAGCAGTAAATGAATTAGAAATTACAAATGGAGCAACAGGAAATGGACCAATTCTTGGAGCAAGTGGAGAAACAAATGTTGATCTTAATTTAAAACCAAAAGGGTCAGGAGAAACTGTTATAGGCTCTGGTGGAGCTGCTGCAACTCTAACAACAAGTGGAGCATACGATTTAGTTTTAGATACTAATAAAGGTTCAAACTCTGGTAATATTACAATTACTGATGGAGCAAATGGCGATATAGATATTACTACAAATGGAACTGGAGCAATCAAATTTAATGATTTAGCTTATATTCCTCAACAAGCATTAACTTCATCATCGAATGCAGTTGCGTGGGATGCACAAGCCGCACCTAACGCATATCATCAGACATCAGAGAACACTACTTTATCTGCACCAAGTAATGCAGTTGAAGGTGCGTTTATTTGTATAGAAGTTAATTTTAATGGAAGTCATACTTTTTCGTGGAATGCAATATACCATTTCTCGGCTGATACTGCACCTACGACAACAGATACAGATGGCAAGACAGACATTTTTGTATTTAGGTACAATGGATCAATTTGGCAAGAAGTAGGAAGAACATTAAATATACCAGAGAGTTAAAAATAGGAGTTAAAATATATGTGGGGATTAGTACAAGACGGATCAATTACAAAAATAATAAATAAACCAAAAGGTATGGTTATTGGCGATGTTCAATATTCAAGAAATATATTTTCTTCTAGATGGACTAATGCAGAAAGAGAAGCTATTGGAATTTATGAAGTAGTCTTTGATAATTCTAATAAAAAAGATGAAGAATATTACATCAATACAAATCAATCTTTTGACTATGCAGATGGACAAGTTACAGCAAGTTATGGAACTGCAACACCAAAACAATTAGCAGATAGTTTATGGACACAAGAAGATTCTGATAATGGAGATATGCCTGACGATAAAGAAGTAGGCGATGTTAAAGTTGAGGGATTAAAAACTCAACATAAAAGAGTTATTAAAAATCAAGCTAGTGGTTTATTAACACCGACAGATTGGTATGTATTAAAAGCAACTGATGTAGCAGAATATTCAGTTCCAAGTGCAGTATCAACTTTTAGAGCAAATGTAAGAACAAGATCAAACGAAATGGAAACTGCTATTGACAATGCAAGTGATGTAGATGCTTTAGCAACTCTTTACGAATATGTTAATACAGGCACAGAAGAAAATCCTGTTATGGAAAGACCATTAGGAGAATTTCCAACATTGGAGATTTAATGATACCAATTTTATCAGGTAATGTAGCCTCAGCTTTACCAAGTGGTTATGATGTAGCCAACTCATGTAGGTTTGATGATGGTAGTAGTGCTTATTTATATAAAGCCGATCCAGGAGCAAGTGGTAATAGAAAAACTTGGACATTAAGTTTATGGTTTAAAAGAGGTAATCTTGGAACTGTTCAAACTTTATTTTCTTCAGGAGCTGGTGGTCATGTATATGAAGGTTTTGTTCGTATCAATGCAAGTGATAGATTAGAATTTAAAAATGATGGTCAATATGGTGGAGAAGCATCTCCAACTAGAGTTTTAAGAGATGTCGGATCTTGGTATCATTTATGTTGGTCAGTTGATGCAACACAAGGTTCAAATGATAATAGATGGAAAATTTATTTAAATGGCACATTGATACCAGCTAGTGAATATAGTTCTGTAACTATAGCAAACGCAGATGGTAATATACTTGACTTTGCTACTAATGCTTCAGATTTAGCTATTGGTCGTAATGAAAGAAATGATAATGGTTATTGGGATGGTTATATAGCAGAAGTAGTTTTTATAGATGGTACTCAAGAAGCTGTAACTTCATTTGGAGAATTTGATGATGATAGTCCAACAATATGGAAACCAAAAGATGTATCAGGATTATCACTAGGCACAAATGGTTTCTATTTAGATTTTGAAGATAGTTCTGATTTAGGTGCAGATGCTAAAGGTTCATTTGATTTTACAGCAAATAATCTAGCCGCAATAGATTCCAGCACAGATACACCGACTAATAATGCAGTTACTTTTATGACAAATCATCCTAGTGCAAGTAATTTTACTATATCTGAAGGTAATTTAAAAATAGAAAAAAGTGGTTCAGCTACGCTTGGACTTTATGGCAGTTCAATAATGTTATCAAGTGGTAAGTGGTATTGGGAAGTTAAAATGACCGCAGATGCTGGTTCAGATAGAACAAGAGTTGGACTTGCAGCTTATGAAAGTGTAACAGGAACAAGCACAATACAAGGAAGTTATTCTGGTCTTGAATTTACCTGCAGTACAGGTGGAAGATTTAACATAGTGACTTCTGGATCAAATAACGAAATTGATGGGTTTAATAGTTATTCTACAGGAGATATTATTAGATTTGCTTTGGATATGGACAATCAAAGATTATATATTGGAAGAAACGCAGATTGGTTTAATTATAGTTCATCAAATACAGGTGGAGATCCATCATCAGGAAGTGGTTTTGTTACAGATAGTTCAACAGTTTTAGCAGCACCAGTAACAATTTATGCTGGACACTCTGTTGGAGGAGGCGGTGGAAGTATGGAATTACAATTTAATTTTGGTGCAACAAATACTTTTTCAGTTTCTTCAGGAAATTCAGATGCTAATGGTTATGGAAATTTTGAATATTCTGTACCATCAGGCTATTACGCAATTAACACAAAAAATTTAGCGGAGTATGGATAATGGCTTATACAACAATAGACAATCCAGAACTTTACTTCCAGTGTAAGCTCTATACTGGAACAGGAAGTTCTCATGCTGTTACTTTAGATGGTGATGAAAATATGCAACCTGATCTTGTCTGGATAAAAAGAAGAAATTCTGCTGGTGGTCATATGTGGACAGATTCAGTTAGAGGTGTGCAAGAAACAATTATTTCAAATGAAAATAGTGCTGAACAAACATTTTCAAATGGTCTAACTGCTTTTGGCTCTGATGGATTTACAGTTGGCAGCGAAAGTGGTTTTAATAATTCAAGTGATACATTTGTAGCTTGGTGCTGGAAAGAAAGTGCAACTTCTGGGTTTGATATAGTTTCATATACAGGAAACGCAACCAACAGAACAATATCACATTCACTTTCAGCAGCTCCTACAGTAGTAATTATTAAAGACCGATCAACTACTGGAGAGTGGGTATTTGGTCATGGTAGTTTAGGATTTTCAAAATTTATAGAAATGAACTCAACAGGTGCAGCTCAAACTTCTTCAGCTTCTACAAGGTGGAATAGTACTGCTCCAACTTCAAGCGTATTTTCTGTAGGTACTGCAAATGATACTAATGAAAATACAGATAGTTTAATAGCTTATCTATTCGCAGAAAAACAAGGCTTTTCAAAATTTGGAAGCTACACAGGAAATGGAGAATCCAGTGATGGACCATTTATTTACACAGGCTTTCGTCCAGCATTCGTTCTTCAAAAAAATGCAGGTGCTACACAAGGTTGGCAACTACAAGATAATAAAAGAGAAGGATATAATGGAGATAATGATCTTTTACAACCACATGATAATGCCACAGAAAGTGGTGTAAATAGAATAGATATATTATCAAATGGATTCAAAGTTATTACAAATGACGCTGGTCAAAATTCTTCTGGAACACAATATATCTACATGGCGTTCGCAGAAGCACCATTTGTAAATTCTAATGGAGTACCTTGTAATGCTAGGTAACAAGTTACCTAGAAGCTACGCAGCGAGATAATTATGAAATATATTTTAATATTATATATGTGCAGTTTAACTACAGGTCAATGTCCAAACAATTCAATATCAGGTTATCAATTTGCATCGCATTATGATTGTATAAATGCTGGTTATGCTATTGCTCAAAAAACTTACAGAAATTTATCTGAGTTAGAAGAGTGGGATATAGACCATATAAATAAAAACAAAATAGTAGTTAAGTTTGAATGTAAGGAGATAAAAGTAAATGCCTAGAAAAAAAACTTTAACAGCAAAAGAATTAACAAATCAAATGACAGGTATGAGATTATCAAAACATGAAGCTATTTGTGCAGAAAGAATGAAAACATTATTTAAAGCAATAGATGAAATGAGAATAGAAATTAAACAACTAAGAACAGATGTAAGTAAAGGAAAAGGTGCTATTAACTTATTAATTATTCTTGGGGGTATTGCAGGAGTCTTGCTTGGCTTCTTCAAATGGGATGGCTAGAAGAAAAAAAGCAGTTGCTGGTTTAACTTCTGAACTTGCAGCACAGCTTGACTTTGCTAAAGACCCAAATATATTAGTATTTACACCACTTGGAGGACTAGGACCTATAGATATTGTTACTTTAAATATGACTACAGGTGAGTATACTGCGTATGATGTTAAGACAAAAAATTTTAGAAAAAAAGATTACATCCCTAGTGATGGGTATAAGAGAAAAACTAAAGGTTCTCTTATTAACAGACAAACAACTAATGAACAAAAGAAACTAAAGGTAAAAATTATTTATGCAACTATCTAAACATTTTAAACTAGAAGAATTTACTAAATCAATGACAGCAACTCGTAAGGGTATAGATAATACACCTGGAGCTGGTGATATTAAAAACTTAGAGAATGTTTGTTATGAAATATTAGAACCAGTACGAGCTAAGTTTGACAAACCTATAACTGTTACATCAGGGTATAGATCAGAAGAACTATGCGAAGCTATCGGTAGCAAAAAAACATCACAACACGCAAAAGGTCAGGCAGTAGATTTTGAGATTGCTGGTGTACCTAACATTCAAACAGCTTATTGGATTCAAGCTAATTGCGACTTTGATCAATTAATATTAGAGTTTTATAATCCAGATGATCCTGCTGGTGGTTGGGTTCACGTGTCGTACAATGAAAAAGGATCTAATAGAAAACAGGTTTTGACTTACGATGGTAAAAAATTTGAAAATGGTTTACCAGATATGAAGTGGAAAGATGGAAAGGTATTAGGATAATGTGGTTGAATTTATTATCGTTGGGTGTAAAGACAGGAGCTAGAATATATCAGAACAAGCAACGAACTAAACAGTTGATGTCAGATGCTCAGATGCTTCATGC